CGGGCATATCTACATCCTGGAGATCACTCGTGACCGGCTGACCCCTGCCGGTGTGGAGAAGCTGGTCAAGTCTGTCGCGGAGCGTGACGGACGAGTGGGCACCGCAGTGTGGATGGAGCAGGAGCCCGGTTCCTCGGGGGCCAACACCATCTTCACCTACCAGAAACTGTTGCTCGGTTACAACTTCCAGGGGGACAAACCCACCGGAAACAAGATCGAGCGAGCACGTACAGCTTCTGCTGCCTGTGAACATGGATTCGTGTATATCATCCGTGGCTACAAGACCAAGGAGTTCCTGGCTGAAGCCCAGGCTTTCCCCATGGGTACCCACGACGATATGGTGGATGCTTTCTCGGCCGGTTTGCTGAAGATTGCGGAAACCGCCAACATCGGCAAGAAGCGTGAGTTCAAGAAGAAGGGCAAGAAGCGTAGTATCTGGGGCTGATAGACCCGAATCCTGGTAGTCTATAACAATGACTGTCTATAAACTGAGGCGGCGAGTGTGAACCTATTCAAGTTTGGTGCCTACACCAACGATCCTCCGTCGTACTTTAACAGAGACGCGGAGAAGCAGGACCGTCTCCTTGGGTATAAGCGGGCTTGGGAAGCTTATCTGGCTGAGCTTCCTGACCCGATTATCAACGACAATCCTGACATCAATGACAACGTGAAGGTCAACCCCGCGCGAGCGTTGATCAACACGAGTGTCTATTTTCTCTTCGGGACGGAGATCACCTTTGAGGACTCCCCGGAGCTAGCACAGGACTTCTCCGACTCTACTGAGGGTGATGACCCTACCGCAGCACTGCCGGACTGGCTCCAGGACCTGAACAAGGTCTGGAAGGCCAACCGCAAGCAGTCCCTGCTGTACAACATCGGCCTGTCCGGTGCGCTGCACGGTGACGTCTTTGTCAAGATCGTACCCAATGGCGCGGGAGTGATGAATGAATTCCCCCGTCTGCTGCTGCTTGATCCCGCTACTGTGGACGTCGTGTGGGACCCGAACGACTGCACAAAGATCACTAAGTTCATCATCGAGTACACCACCGAAGATGACAACGGAAAGCCCTACATCCGTACTCAGGAGATCACTGCCAACATGGACGCCTCCACGGAGGTAATCCAGGACTGGTCTATGCAGTGGTACGAGCAGGAAATGGAATGGGTTATCAACGTCGGGTGGATGCCTGAAACCGGCGGACGTGTCAAGGTCGGTCCGGCAGAGTTGTGGCCTTACCCCTGGGCCCCGATCCTCCACAACCAGAACATTGAGCTCCCTCACATGTTCTGGGGGCTTCCTGACTTGGATGACTCTTCTGTGGAGCTCCTGAAGGCCCTTCAGCGGTCCATGTCTTCTGTGAACAAGGTTGTAAGGGTTCACGGTTCTCCTCGTATGTTCCTCAAGGGCGTCATGCCCGACCAGAACGACGAGATCGATGTGTCGGCTGACAACATCATCACGGTGCCCAACATCAACGCGGAGCTGTCTGTTCTCCAGACCCTCCAGGATGTCAAGGCCGTACCGACCTGTACGAGATGATTCAGGTTCCGCCTATCGCCATGGGCAAGTTCGAGAACAGCAAGTCTGCCCTGTCGGGCCTGACCCTGGCTATTCTGTACGCGCCCCTGATTCAGAAGACTGAGCTGAAGCGTATCTCCTACGGAGACATGCTCGACCTGCTCAACATCTACATCTTGATTCTGATGGGTCACACTGACCCTATCGAGTACGAAGGCCTGACAATTGTCTGGCCGGAGACGATGCCTGGGTCTGAGTACCTAGAGCGTCAGACTCTTCAGCAGGACCAGGCCATGGGTGCTTCCACCTACACCGTGCTGTCCCGTCTGGGTTACGACCCGGTTGAGGAGCAGGCTCGCAAGATGGATGAGCAGACACAGCAGATGGAGCTGAACCAGAAGTTCGCCCCTCCTGTGATCGCGCCTGACGGCACGTCCACAAAGGCGAAGTCCCAGACACCTGACGGAAAGCCCCAGGGTCCGGGTGGGAATAAGAACCCATCGGGTAAGGGCAACACCTCGGGATCTCTCGGCGGAGCTAATTCCGCTGGCTCGCAAAAGAATCCCAAGCCCGATAAGTCGTAATTCGTTTCGACACTTTCTACATATGGTAAGGTAATCTCATTACGACTTTTCGGGGCCAGGTGCCCTTTGTCGAAAGGATAGGCTAGATGCCTGAGAATGAAGATGTAGAGACCGAAGTTGTTGCCCCGGTGGTAGACGAGACGGTCGATGAGGTAGTAGAGCCGACAGAGGACAGGACTTACAGTCAGTCTGATGTCGAGAAGCTCCGTGCGGAAGCTGCGAAGCATCGTACCGAGAAGCAGGCGGAAAAGGCCCGTGTTGAGGCCCTGGAAGCCAAGCTCAAGGTATTTGAGGATGCCCAGCTAACCGAAACAGAGCGGACAGCAAAGGAACTTGAGACTACCCGAACACGAGCTGATGTAAATCAGAGCCGTGCCCAGGAGCTCGAAGTAAAGTTCCAGCTTGCGTTGGCTGCGGTAAACCCCGCCAACGAGATTGGTGACGTAAATGCTGCCATCAAGCTGATTGACCGTGACACCCTGGAATTCGACTCCGCCGGTAAGATCACGAACCTTTCTGATGCTCTGGACATTCTGAAGTCTACCTATCCTTCTGTGGTAGCCAAGCAAGGTAGTGCGGCGGTAAGTGCCCCGAATACGGGTGTTACCAATCCTGCCAAGCCTACCGGAGACAAGAAGCTAACTCGCGGAGACCTTAAGGGCTTGAGCCCGAAGAAGATCTCGGAGTTGTACGACTCGGGTAAACTGGGTCACCTTTTTTAAAAGACTAAGCATCATAACAGTCCTGGTGGCTGCGTAGATGCTGTTCTGTGGAAACATAATCCAGCATTAGCATAGCCTCCGAAAGGATCTGGGCATGTCCCTAGATGCATTTATCCCCGAAATCTGGCACGGGAAGATTCTTGTTAACCTCAAGAATCAGCTTGTGTTCGCCAACCCGGCTATCATCAACTCCGACTACTCCGGCGATCTTGTGTCGTACGGTGACACTGTCCACATCAACTCTGTTGGTGCTGTGACCGTGGGTACCTACACCAAGAACAAGCTTGACATCGTGCCGCAGATCCTGACTGACTCCAGCCAGGCCTTCGTCATCGACCAGGCTGACTACTTCGCCTTCATGGTGGACGATGTTGACACTGCTCAGCAGAACCCCAAGGTCATGGCTGCGGCCATGCGCGAGGCTGCTTTCGCCCTGACCAACAAGGTGGACTCCTACGTCCGTGACCTTATTGTGAATGGCACTGCGGGCGCTACTGCGGGTACTGGCAACTGGCTTGCCAACGTGACTGCTACTTCTAGCACCACATGGAACGCTCTTTACGAGGCCTTCGTTGACCTCTCTGTTGTTCTTGACGAGAACAACGCCCCGGATGACGGTCGCTTTGCGATCATCAACCCAGGCCATCACGGTGAGCGCGTTGAGGCCTACCGGCCCCAGGGTGGCTTCGAGGACGCTGTCAAGGGCCTGCACGTATACGGTGGTAAGGTAATCCGTCCGGAGCTTCTTGCCAAGGTCGCCGTAGATCTGTAATGATTAGTTACACGAATGAGACTTTCATTGTAGGGTCTTCTCCCCTGGATATATTCGATGGTGAGGACCCTACAGGGAAATGGGTAGTGTTCATTGAGCTAGGCGGTATCCCCAATGGCTACATTTGGATTTCTCCCGATGGTACTACTCTAGGGCAGAAGCTTTCGGCTTCTGGCTCAGGGTATATTAGTCAGTACCGATTCGTGGTTGAGGATCAGCCTCTATACCTAATTACTACTTCTGTGACTAACTGTCATGTCGGGATTACTGTACTACCCCTCGTTGAGGGAAACATTTCCCTCGGCATTTGTTCTTGTTAAACTGAGGGGGGCGGGTAGAAAGCCCGCCCCCGTGTAAAGGAGAATTATCATGGCTGATGTTGTTGTTGGTGGCGCTGGCGAGGTTGTAGACCTTGCGAAGAACGTTGCCGTAGCTACCCCTGCCGGTCAGCTCGTTGGTGTTACTGACACCGCTGTTCTGACCCCCGCTGTCGGTAAGCCCTTCAAGGGCCGCTACATGCTCGTGCGTGTAGTTGAGTCTGGCGCGGAGACTGACACAGTTGTTACCTTCAAGGCCGGTGTAACAGGTGGAACTCCTGCGAACCTTGCTGCGTATGGTGACATGGCCCTTCCGGCCCTGGCTGCGTCCTCCGACCAGCTTATCCAGATTGAGCTGTCCCGCTTCCTACAGGCTGACGGCACTGTCCGTGTAGCCGTGTCTGGTACCGCGACTGGTTCCGCTACCTTCTCTGTTGTAAACCTGAGCAAGGGCGCGTAAGTAGCTCGTCTCAAATACTGCCGGGACGTGGAGAGTGCCCTCACTCCCGTCCCGGCTTTTTACTGCCCGGAGGTATAAATGGCTGTTCGCCCGTCCATGGCTTACATTATTCAGATGGTGCGCGACCTCATCAGCGATCCTGCGGGAGACACCGAGCACTTCACCGATCAGCAGATCCAAGACAAGCTGGACATGGCACGTCTAGACGTCTACAACGAGTTCCTGAAGCCGGTTGCGACGTACACCGAAACCAACCTCGCTGAGTGGCATGACTTTTGGTCCATCCACGATATGTGGGAAACGGATTACGTACTCCAGCTCGCGAATGGGCCGTTCACTACAGCCGATGTGGCTGAGCCACTGATTGGCAAGTTCCACTGGGATGAGCGTCAGCTTATCGGTATCCGCATCTCGGGTCGTTGCTACAACGTCTACCGCATTTCTGCGGTTCTTCTTACCGCTTGGATCTCGGACCTTCGCTCTCAGATCACTTCCTGGACTGCTGACGGCACCACTGTACAGCGTGCAGGACAGATCAAGAACATGAATGACCTGGCCCTTCAGTACTACGCCCTAGCTTGGGGCTGGGGGAACTCCAGCCAGACGAAGCTAGTCCGAAAGGATCTGAAGCACTAATGCCAGCATCCTACGGACCCAACTTCCTCTCCCAGGCTGATGCGGACTACCTTCGTCAGGAGCAGAAGACCCTGATGAACGAGATCGGCAGTATCGGTCAGATCAAGCGCCCCACCTATGTTCCCAACGGTTACGCAGGGACCACTGTAACCTTCGAGACCTTCGACAACATCCCCATGCGTCTATGGATTAGTTCGGGCCCGAACGGCACCTCACAGGAGTCCCGCTTCTGGGGAGAGCAGGAGAACGCATCCACGGATGCCTTTCTCGTACTCAACTGGGACCAGGACATCCAAGAAGGTGACTGGATTCACTGTGAAGGCCGAGACTACAAGGTAGTGGGCCTTCAGATTACGGACTCCTTCCGTACCGCTACCCGAGTTCGTCTGGAGAGTCTGCGAAATGTCAGCGGGACAAACTAGTATACGGCTCGTGTATGACCACATCCCCTCTGTGATACGGGTTCTAGAAGATCAGGAAGATAATCTCTCCCGAAGCTTCGCCAACAACGTCCGACAGAAGGCCAAGGCTATCGCCCCCGTGCGAACCGGTCTTCTGAAGCTGAGTATTCACGTCACCCCCACAGGGCACGCCAACTACTCCATCATTGCGGACACCAAGGAGTACGGGGCCCGTAGGGGTTATGCCCATTATGTGGAGTACGGCACCCGTTATATGCACGCTGAGCCCTTTATGGGTCCCGCGTACGTGGAGGCCAAGGTAGTAAGTCTCCCGGTTATCGCAGCGGGCTTGGGCCTACGTATCACCATGGCTGCAACGAGAGGCGTCTAATGGCTGCTTACTTGCGTGATGTCATCGCGTGGATGGTATCCACCATTGCGGATGACACGGTTCTACAGAGCCTCGGGGTCTCCGGTACTTTCATGTACAACGCCCCGGAAGGCCAGGACTACCCCTACATCATCATTCAGAAGACGGCCGAGACCCACAAGTTCGTGTTCGGTGATGAGGCCTACAATGAGCACTGGCTAGCTGTGAAGGCCCTGGACAAGGGTTTCGACGGCGGAGACCGTGCGCGACAGGTTATGGACCGTGTCCGGTTCCTGTTCAAGGAAGCCCGGCCTACTCTCACTTCTGGCTACACAATGGTAATTCGAGCCCAGTCCGGCTTTGAACTCTGTGAAGCCGAAGCAGGCAATAACTTCTTCTACCATGTCGGCACGGTATTTGTGCCATGGCTGGGCGAATAGGGTAAACTAGTAGAAGTTGTCAATTTACAAGAAAGGCAATCATGGCAGACGATGAGACTCCTGTGACTGAAGCTCCCGAGCCTGTCAAGGTTGTGCAGTACCGGGCGCTAGCAGGAATTACCTTCGGGAAGACCTTCGTGGCCCCTGGCGAAGTATCCAGTGACATTCCAGCTAAGTCCGTCAAGTGGCTTCTGGCTCAGAAGTACATTGAGGAAGTGAACTAATGGCTTTTTCCCATGGTACCCGAGCCCGAATCTGGCTAGACGGCTTCGCGGCTACCTGCTCTATCAACGACTTCTCCATCAAGGGCTCTGTCGATACAGCGGAAACCACAACCCTGTGTAAGTCGGCCAAGAACTATATCCCTGGCCTGGAGGATGAAACCTCCTCGCTGAGCGGGTTCTACGACACCCAGATCCCCACCTCGGACCTGGCCCTGTCCTACTTCCTACAGGCTCGTCGGCGTGTCATCTTCCCCATCTCCTACTGGGTACAGGGCGACACAGCTATTGCAGGCGATCAGGCGTGGTTGTTCAACGGTGAGATGACCTCTTACAAGCTGGACACCAGTGTTTCTGATGCGGCCAGTCTTGAGTGTGAATTCCAGTCGAACACTGGGTGGCGCTCCGGTATTGTCCTGCTTGCAGATGCAGCCCGTACCACAACCAGCACTTCCACCGCTCTGGACAACACAACCTCCAGCCTACTCGGCGCGTCTGCTGTTCTTTCTGTGAGTGCCGTCTCCGGGACAACCCCGACATTGGCAGTCAAGGTTCAGCATTCTGTGGACAACAGTGTATGGGTTGACCTCATGACCTTTACTACAGAGAACTCTGTTAAGGGTGACTTCCAGGAGACTACTGGGACAACCACTGTTAACAGGTACGTCCGGGCTTCCTGGACAGTCACCGGCACTACGCCTTCATTCACCTTCAATGTCGGCTTCCATAGGCGCTAAACCTGCTAAACTGGGATCATTGATCCTGCGCAGGGTTGAAAGGACACGAAATGCCGAATTTTTCCCACGGTTCACTCGCCACGATGGAAATCGATGTCGCGAATGGCACCTCCTATACTGCGGTAACCGCCTACTACAACGATGTCTCCCTCAAGGAGGCTATCGACACTGCTGAGACAACCGTTCTCGGTAACACAGCGAAGAACTACATCCCCGGTCTAGAGGATGCTACGTTCTCCCTGAGTGGTCTATTCGACCCGACCCTCAACGGTATTATCACCAGTTGTAAGAGAACCGTAGTCGCCTTCCGTTACCGCCCCTCTGGTGCGGCCACCGGCAAGGTTGAGTTCACTGGCCACTGCATCATGACTTCCTACAAGGTTGATACTAGTGTCTCGGATGCAGCCTCCCAGGAAGCTGAGTTCCAGGTCACCAATGGTGTTGTAGTAACTGTACAGCCGTAATCACTGAAAGAGGGCAAACAAAATGACTGAGAAGAAGACTCCCGCAAAGGCTGAAGGCCTTCCCGTAGCGAGCCTGGCTGACGTTCTGGCACTCGATGACTCTGTAACAGAGTGGGTCGATGTGCCGGAGTGGAAGTCCAAGGTTCAGATCAAGTCGATGACCAAGGCAGAGCAGATCAAGGTTCGC